CATCAATTTTTACAGCACCCGCACCACTATTTAATAATGCATCTTCATAGTTTCCGTAATTTTTTCCAGAAGTTATTCGATCTGTAATTTTATCTAATCTTTTATCTGCTCTTCTTTTATCTCTAGCCTTTTCATAAGCAGATTGTGTATCATAACCGGTAAGTTGTTTTCTATATTTATTTCCCAACATGGCTAAACCTGCTATTCCAGCAAAAGGTAAAAAAGGAGAACCTACACCTTTCATTAAAGTATTTGCTCCCATTCTTAATGCTCCTCTTTTAAACATGTTTGTTAAACTACCAGGAGAAAAAGCTTGATTAATTCCACCACCTGTAAGTACATCAATTGCTGATTGTTTTGGAGCAGCAATACCTAATCTTTCGTAAGCTATTTCTAAAGCTTTATTCATTCCATATTGTCTAGCTAGTGGAATTGCAATAGCCATCACTAATTGTTCCATTATCTTCTTCCTCCAGCTTGTATATCTAACCTAAACGTCCCTAATTTCCAATTAGTATCTACAGCAGTATTAGATATAGTTAATGCTATTGCTCGAGCTCGAGCTCTTGTATCTACTTTTTTAGTACTTGATGTAATTGTAAAAGGACCAAGTGATGAACTTGATGATGAATCATTTGGATAGTTTCTTAAATCTAATTGAACAATTGTGTTACCACTTTGAGAAACAAAATCAGGAACAATTCTACTTACTCTCATAATATTTTCACCATCACCTCTAAGGTCAGCCATATTAGTTGCTGCTCCTCTTATAACTTTTTGTGTAATATCATAATCTCCAGAAGTAATATCTGCAGGAATAGCAGACGTTGTTCCAATTTTAACTTGATTAACTCCTGTTTCATGTTCATAATAATAAGTAACACCATCAGTATTTCCAACTACGTCAAAAGAACTATCAGTGTCTGCATCATATGCTGTTGCATGTGGTAAACCAAATATAGCAGAATCTTGCCAAGTTGTTCTAATAAATAAAGCACTAGCATTAGTAAACCAAATAGGTCTTTTGGCTGTTGAATCTAAATAACTGTATGTAACAGCTCGAGTATTAACATTAGAATTTGCTGTTGGATAGAACCAAGTAATTTCACCAAACAAGTTATTAATACCACAAAATATAAATTGGTTAGATGTTGTATTTAAATCATCATAAACATAATCTTCAACTAAACAGTCCATAGATTGTAGATTACCATCATAATTAAAAAAACCATTTTCAGACATCCAATAGGCGGTACCATCTACTTCGACGGCTGCATTCTTACCTATCAATCCACAGTTAGTACCAACTTGTTCATAGGCAAAAGTAAAAGGAGTTCCAACAAATCTCATAGTAAATAAAGATGTATCGGTCCATATGTAAATTGCATTTCTACCAAGTTTCGCTCCCATGATCCGTGATCCGGCGGCCAGTCTTTGTGTACCAGCGCTATTCTCAGCTGTTGGTGCGTAAGTATTAATATCTTCTTGAGAAGAGAATCTTATAAACATATCATCTTGTGTAGTCTTGTCACCAATAGTTGTTTCGGTTCCAAAGAATACTAAGTGACGATCTGGTGTAGATACTAACATATCTCTAGATGCAGTTGGTGCACCTGATATAATTGTGGCTCTTGTTGTCACAGCATTAGCTGAATCTGCATTCCATTCAAAACATTCTCCGTTAAATATTAAAGCTATTAAGGTGCTGCCTAAATTATCAAGAGCCCATAGTCCTGGTTCTGCAACTTTATCAGTATTAGCTGCTGCTTGACCCCATCCTGAATAATCACTGTAGTTGGTTACAGTTGCACCATCACTGTGAGAAGCATTAGTTGTTCCTCGAACGTTTCTTACAATTCCCGTAAATGTAGTTGAGGTTAATCCCGTGTAAGAAATTTCTTCATTATCTACTTTAATATAATTTGTTCCGGTACTTGGAAACCCAGTTGTACTTGCTACCGTAATCGTAGTTCCTGAGCCACCAGTTCCATATGCGTCAGCACCTAATGCTCCGTTTAAAGTTGTAGTTTGAGCACCAGTAACACTTCCACCAAATTGAGCAATACCCCAACCGTAAACTCCAACTTGTTCAGCTGGTCCTACATGGTAATATTGATAATAAGTAATTCCACCAGAAGTGCTGGCTCCAGATCCTCCTTCATTACTATCCATTGTTATAGTAATCGTGCTAGCTGTAGGTACTGATGTAACCATAAATTTTCTATCCGCAAAATTTGCAGATGTAAAGTTAGAATCAGTAATGGAACTAAAAGTAGAAGCATCTCCAAATAAAATAATATCTCCTGCTGAAAAAGTATGAGTTGTGGGAAATGTTATTGTCACCTCAGGATCCCCATTAGTCGTACTAAAACAATTTGTAATGGCTGTACCTGATGGATTAACTAAAGGATGAATATCATAATAAACTCCTCCAGAATAAACATATAAAATTCTATTAGTTCCTAAAGCAGCATATTTAATGCCTGATTTATTAACCATGTGATGAAGGGCTCTTGTGGGACCCGTTAATTTTTTATCTCCTAGGGATGACCAACCACCTATTTTTTCTGGTGTGCCATATCTAAAACGAACATTTTGACCTCCCACCCATTGAGATTCAGCTCCGGTAGATGTCACTTGTTTGTTGAAACCTGGTAGAAATCCTAATTTTTGTAACATAATTACCTTTTATACCACTTGGATTTGAATATCAATATGGCGATTATATCTTAATGTAATTGAAATTTATTACAAGCCTATTTAAAGTATCTGTGCTGGAAATCCCCGTATGACTAAGTGTAGAGTCAAATTCAACATAGGTATTAGCTACACTTTTTATCTTTTTTTTGTTCTCAAACAAAGTGTAACCATTGTTGGTATTTACATAGAATAGAGCAGTTGTAATTTTGGGAAGGGGGAAATCAACATGAAAACCATACTCTATAGGAGACTCTGTTTTAAGGGTTAGGTTTGCTTTTATTCTCAATAATGTAAAAGGTTTTATTTTCTGCAGTAAAGGTTGAAGCAAAGTATAGTAATCTGAGTTTATATAATTTTTATCTTTATCAAAAAAAGTATGAATTAACTGAGCATGGCCATCATTCTTTTTAACTACTCCCTCATTATAATACCAAGGAAAATAAGCAGACGATAATGTTTCTTGAATAGGGTTAAACTCTTCAGTATTTAAAAAATTCTTATAAATTTTCATATTAAAAATAATTAATATTTATATTAAACCTGCATTTTTCATCTGTGCAATTTGTGCTTTGATGAGCTTTACTAGAATCAAACAACAACATCCTATTTGCCACAGATTTTATAAACTTATCCTTTACATAAGTTCCTCCGTTACAAGTGTTTATATAAAATATAGCACCTTTATGTTTAAAAGTTTTATCTACATGTTTACCATATTTTATTAGTTTTTCAGTTCTTGGAAAACAATTTACTTTAGCTCTAATTAATGAAAGTATTTTTAATTTAGTAAATAAAGGTTGAAGTAAATTAATATAATCACTTTGAGGTACGTTATCCTTATAAAGTTCATGAGCAAAATAAAAATAATCAGTATCTTCAGGACTGGTAACGTAGTTTTTATAAAAATAATTAAACTGTTCTCCCATAATAATATTTTGTATTTTATTAAATTCTTCTTGAGGAAGAAAATTATCAATAATTTTCATATAAATGTTTACTGTTTTTTTCATTAAAAAATATTGATGTGGTAGATATTTCATCATCATATCTTTTTCCTACAAAATCTAAATTAAAATAGTTGTCTCTTAAAAAAGAAAAAGCTGGTAAGTTCCAAGGGCCGTTGTCTAATATAATAATACAATTGTTTTGTTTATTAAAGTGTACCAAGTTAGCAATCTCTAAACGAGATATGTAATGAGGATTATTATCAATCATAATATAGTCTGGTTTTTCAGCTAGTTTTGTTTTTAATAGATTATTAATATTATTTTTACTAAATAAATGTAACTCTACATTTTCTGGTTTGTTATTATTTATCTTGTCAAACCATGTTCTATCATCTTCTAAACTTACAACACGCTTAAAGTGTTTTGAAAAATAAAGTGTTGAGTTTCCAGAACCTATTTCTAAATAAGTTTTGTTTTTGGTTTTTAATTTTTTAAAAAATTTTAAGAAAGGTTTAGTAAGTAAAGGTTTTATCATTTTTTCTTTTCTAATTTTAAGTTTAACTCATTAGTACCACCACAAGAAATTAATCCATTGGGAAAAGCATTTGCAGCTATCGTGTATCTGTTTTCATCTTTTGTATTAGGTTGTGCGTAGTGAAATATCTTTGGAGGAAATACAATATATTTTCCTGGTTCAGTTGGTTCTAAATGTTTTAAATCATATTCTTCATTTGAATAATCTTTTTGACTTAAAGGAAATATATTATTACCAAAGTAAGGGTTTAGTAAATGCCAAACTGTGTGATCATTTTTCCAACCTGATACATAGTAGTTACTACTAACAAAAGCATTTGGATGTGTATGCCCATGAAAAGAATCTCCTTTACCATTCATATTACACCATGAACTATTTACTTCTAAAGGTACTGTTAACTTTAAGTCTTTGGCAACTTCTTGCAAGCACTCATGTACCCAACCAAAAAAACTTTTTAGCTCTGGTAAATCATGTAGCATTTTTTTCATACCTTCATCTCTTGTGTATGCCCAAATATAATTGTTAGGGTTTTTTATAAAAGGCTGAGACGAAATAATTTTTTTAATTTTATCTATTTTAGATTTTGTATAATAAAATCTATAAAAAGGGATGCCCAATACTTCAGTTTTTTTGACCATCTTTAATCATACGAACAGGAGAAAAATTAAAACTTATTCCCCATTTTGTTTCTTTAGCTTTATGTTTTTTACAACCATGATCTAAAAAAGAAGAGAACAAAGCAAACCTACCTTTTTCTGGTTTTATTTTTCTTTTAAGTTTTGGAAAATCTAAAGTTTGGGAATGATCATTTAAGTAAAGAACACCTGACCAAATAGATGGTTTATGAGTATGGAAATTAGTTTTGTTTCCGGTTCGTACACAATAACCCCAAGAGTCTTGTAATGCATAACTATCTAATTTCAGTCTATCATCTACGTACACAATAAACTGATTCAATAGCTTACCAAACTCTTTATCCTCATTAAAATAAAAATATGAAGTCATTAAATCTCTAATATTAGTTTTAAACCCCATGTTACTATCTTCTTGAAATCCTTTTTTTATTTTTTCAATAAAATATTCAGAGTTAATATCTATTGTTCCTTCTATAAAAAAATAATCTGTTAATACTTCATCTTCAATATGATGATCTATTATAATCATAATGTTATATTCCAGTCTAAACTATTTATCAGTTCTTCTATATTAATGTCTTTCATGTTATTCTTCTTTATATAATTGTGTAATTCTTCTACGTCTATTATAACCCATTTTTTATTTAAATAAAAGACCATTTTATCTGCTTTGCTTTTAAAACTTCCAACTTTAAATCCTTCTTTTTGAATGGGTCTAGTATCAAATTTTAATTTTTGATTTAATCTGTTTTTAAGAATTCCTGATATATTCCACAATTCAGTTTTTTGTTTTTGTGAAGGATACTCAATATCATCTAAATGTTTTTCAAAAAGACTATTTAAGTTTTTTAAATGATTCTGGGATTCCGACATAAGGTCTTGTATCATATTTATTTTTTTCAGCTCCTTCCGTTTTAACATCAGTATAATGTAAAAAAACTTGAGCACATTGAACTCCTTTAAATTTATTTCTCCAATGTTCTCTTTCAGAGCCCTTATAAATTAACATGTCTCCTTGGCTTAAATTAATCTCTACTCCTTTAGTATTTGTTTTTTTAGATTTAGAAAGAAAGATAGGCCATTCATTTCCCCCTAAAAAAATAGTTGTTGATACCTCACAACTAAACCTGTCTATATGTCTCTTTAGTATGTCTCCAGTTTTATAGAGTCTTGCATAAGTATAGTTTGGATAAACTTTGGTTTTTAATTTTTTTTCTACAATAGGCTGCGTGGCTAATAACAATGTTTCCATGGCTATATCTGCATATATAGCATATGTATCAGGGACCATATCCCCTTTACCTTCAAACCCTCCATAGACTTCAAAATGAGCATGAGGATATTTATTAAATTTTAAAAATTTTTGTACCTCTCTTCTTAGGATTAAATAATTATATAAAAATCTGGCAGTAGGTTTAGTTACTGCGTTTTTAATTACCATGTATCCTTTCTTTTCAAACTCTGTCATACTATCTCCAAGGTTTACCTAAAGTCCAAGAAACTAAACTATAACGGGTTCCTTTTTTAACGGGAGTTACTCTGTGCCATATAAAAGATGGCATTACTAGCAAACTTCCTTTTTGTCTCATTTCTTTAACAGTAATTACATTACGAACATCTTTAATATCGTTTTTACCTTTAGAATTTTTATCTCTTAAATCTACTTGAAAATCTCCACCTTTATACTTTGAACCATCTGACAAAGAAATTACAGTGCTTAGTTTTCTGTACTTACCTCTATAGCCTTCGTAATTATGATTCATGGGATAAGGTTCTGAAAACCCATCTTGATGCCAGTTATAATATTGTTTTGGTTTATACTTTGTAAATTGAACAGACTCTGTATGATCTATATCAAAATTCCAACCTGCGTTTAAATTTGCTTGATCAACAAAAGGATGTATCATGTCATAAAGTTCTTGATCGTTGGAAAATACAACATTTGAATTTCTTACTTTCGTATCAGTTCCTTTTGTGACTCCTTTTCTATCTTTAACAGATGTGTATTTTTTAACTAGTTTATCACAAACTGTAGGTGGGATAACTCTATCATAGTACCAAAATAAATATTTTAAAATCATTATTGTACAAGGCTAGTCCAAGTAATGTATTCTCTGTCTGTTGTGTCTAAATTTTTAGAAAAATAATAATCTATGTTTGAATTGAATAAATAAAAATTTCCTTCTTCTACATGTAAGTAATCATAAAAATATCTTTGTGTTGGTTTTTGATATTTTATAACTAACTGACCTGGATTTTTTCCTGCTTTTAATATGTATATCAAAGTATACCAAGGTTGATTGTGAATATCGTCAAGAAATAAATTATTTCTTGTAATAGAAGATTCGTTTAATTTTTCAATATTTCCCCAATTTTTTATATTAACATAATTTATTTTATGGTAAGCATAAATTTGTTCTTGGATTAAATTATATATCCAAGAGTGTTGTCCATGGTAAGTTAAATTAATATCATAAAATTTGTTTGAATGATCAAACACTGTGTTTTTAAAATCTTTTCTAAGACTTTTACTTATTTCATCAGTATCAATTTTAGAATATTCAGAACGAATATTTCCTGCTATGATTTTCTGTTGAGTTAAAATTATTTCTTTAGATTGCATGTTACTTTCTTGTTAACAATCTTATATTATTTTAAAAAATAGTTGTCAAGAAAAAGAAAACTATTGAAATCTATATCTAATAATTACAATACCAGAACCACCTGATCCACCAGAGATTGAAACGTGAGGTGTAAATCCGCCACCGCCTCCACCGCCACCGGTGTTTGTTTGTCCTGAAGTACCCGTTTGAGCACCTGGACGATTTGGACTGTTTGTTCCTGATCCGCCACCACCATCGCCACCATTTCCACCTGGAGGGTTTCCTTGGTCTGGACGACCCGCTCCACCACCACCACCGGCATAAGCAGTAGCCGAACCATTAATTGCTAATGAAGTACCTTGTCCACCTGTTGCACCTGGTGCTGGACTTGCTGATTGTTGATGACCTCCGCCGCCACCACTTGAATTTTCTGAGTTAGCTCCTGATCCTGCTTTTCCTTCTGGAGGACTGTAACCACCAGCATTACCTGCTGTTGCAGCACCTTGACCTGCTCCGCCGGCTCCTGATCCACCGTTTGAACTACCGGTAGCTCCGCCAAAACCTGATCCGCCTCCGCCGCCACCTGTCGTTGAAATTCCTAAGCCAGAAGAAGTCTGACCTGCTTGACCTGCTACACCGTTGTTACCCATAGAAGATGATCCACCACCTCCAACAACTATTGGATAAGTTTGAACAGAAACAGCTGTACCGTCACCGTCTGCGTTAGGAAACGAATATCTCATTCCACCTGCTCCACCTGCGCCACCAATTCTACATCCAGCGCCGCCTCCTCCAGCGACAACCATGTAATCTACAGTTTCACCTGCAGGGGCTTCAGTTACTTCAAAATTTGCTCCGGAAGTAAATGTATGAATTTTGTAATCTCCATCTTCTGATGTTTGTCCACCTGTTGCTACAATTCTTTTTTTAGCTGATGATCCAGCTCCAAAACCAAGACTAAAATATCCAAAACTCATTCTTTACCCTTTCACCCATTGTGTATTATCTTCATCCCAAGTATATAAAAGTTCATCTTCGGGATGTGCTACTGGTGGTTCCCACATAGCAGTTGTAGTATTTAAAGTCCAGCTTGAAAAAGGTTTTGCATGAATAAATATATTATTTGATGCATCCCAAATACTTCCTATTCCAGCGTAGTTTCCTCTAAAAGCTTTTGATTGATCACTAGCTAATGTTCCATCACTATTATAATATTTTCCCTCATGTGTATTATAAGAGGTTTGTTTCCAGTTAGTATAACCTGTAAGATTAGTTAAAAATGAAATTCCTGTAGCTTCATCTTCTACTCCATCTGATTTACAATCATCGTCTCCAACGACTACAACTCCGAGTACAACATTGTTTTCATCTAATTTAGCAAAATGAGCCATTATAATTATCTCTTCTCCTATTATGCGTCGTTAGCTGCATCCGTAGTGTAGAAGAGTTTAAGACCTAGTACTCTAGCTTCACCAGTAAAAGTATCACTGCCGTCTGCTGCGTCTCGATATAATTGAAAATAACTTTGTTGATCATCGGCAGGGGATCCTGCAATTGTCATTGCGCTGCTTTCAGATGAAACTTGTTGGTCTTCAACTGTTCCAATACCAGCATCTGTAACTTCTATTGCTGTTCCATATGCTGTATCAATACTGTCACTATCTCCAAATGCTACACCTTGTAAACCAAATATACAGTCTCCTGTATTTGTTGTACTAGGTGACCAAAAAATTTGATAAGTCACAGTTCCTAAATTCCATGATTTAGGCATCGCTATTGTAAATTGAGTATATTGTTTGGTACCAGCATCAAAGTCCCAAACGTTTAAATCTGGTCTTGTTGCTGTTGTTTCAACTAAAGCTGAGTCTGCAGGGTTAGTTGTTGGTGCATACATTGCTGCAGCGGGAATCCATATAGTTTCTTTTCCTGCAATCTTAACTGCAGCTGTACCTGATTTAAGTACTCCAGATCCTTTAGGATTTAAATTTAAATCAACGTTTGTTTCACCTGTTGAAGAAATAATCGGACCATTTCCAGTCGCAG